CATGGCAGAGCAGATTGACGCAACGGAGGCTAGATTGACAACGCATGAGCAAGTTTGCGCCCACAGGTATGAGGGCATTCAAAAGTCTTTTGAGTCAGGCTCAAAGCGCATGGCAAAGATTGAGTATCTGCTTTACGCTGTGATCGCTGCTGTACTGCTTGGCCCCGGCGTAGCTGCTGAGTTTGTCAAGAAAGTCTTTGGCATATGAAAGATTGGGCCGTTAGCTTCATTGCTGCGGCCCTTCTTGTTGGGTTCATTGTCTACTGTGTCAAAGTTTTAATTTGGGCTTTTTATGTTGGCTGAATTGATGGCGGCAAATGCCGCATTTAATGTCATCAAGCAAGCCTTAGCAAATGGCAAAGATTTGTCTGCGCTTGGCTCTCGGGTGTTTGACTATTTTGACAATAAAGCCAAGATTCAAGAAAACGCTACCAAAAAAGGTGGAGGCTCTGACCTTGAAGAATTCATGGCGCTGGAGCAACTTCGGCAGCAAGAAGAAGAACTTCGTGAGCGTATGGTTTACGCTGGCAGACCGGGTATGTGGGGGGATTGGCTCAAGTTCCAAGCCGCCGCCGCCAGAAGGCGAAGGGAGGCCAAAGATGCCGCTAAACGCGAGGCCATTAGGCGTACGGAAAGGCTTGAGCAAATTGCTGAGTACATTGCTATTTGTATGGCATCCTTGGTTTTGGCTGCGCTAATGATAGGTGGCCTTATCATTTACATGAAGCACCTAAGATGAGTGACAAACCAGAAACCATAATTGATAAGGTGCTGACCTATGTGGACTCACCATTCAAGCTGTTTGCCATTCTTATTATGGGCGTGGTAGCTTTTGCCGGGTACTTCCTGTGGCAAAACCAAGAGTTCATGTTTGATGCGTACAAGGAATCTAAGAAGCTACCCGAGATAAATACATCAAGGGCTGATGATGCAAGTTCAATGCTGCTTAAGAAAACAGGCGCTTCGGTCGTTGCAGTGTTCAAGGTCAACCCTTTGTTTAACAGCAGGGTGCTGTACCGTGCTTACACTAAAGACGGTAGAGACAAAACCATTGAAGATATTGATGTTGGGTTGTTTAGCCAGAACTCATCAAACAACGCTGATGTGGTCAAACTAATGACCAATGAAATTCCTTGCGGGGAATACCGTTTTGCTCAGTCTGAGGTTGGGCTTTGGTATTTGGAAAAGGGTGTTGGCTTTACCTGTCGTGTAAGCGTACCACCTGACTCACATCGTTTTGTCGGACAGATTACGGTAGGATGGGCAGAGCAGCCTCAAGACCTTCAACAAGTAAAATTCATGCTGGAGATCGCCAGCGCCATGTTAACTAAAAGAGGTAATTGATATGGATTGGCTTAAACAAATCGCACCAACTATTGCTACGGCAATGGGTGGCCCACTAGCAGGGATGGCTGTATCAGCTATCTCAAAAGCCATTGGCGTTGACCCTGAAAAGGTTAGCGACATGATTGCTGGCAACAAACTTTCAGCAGAGCAGATTGCTCAAGTAAAGATTGCTGAGATTGAGTTGCAAAAGCAAGCGCAAGAACTAGGCCTTAACTTTGAAAAGCTAGAGATTGAAGATCGTAAGTCAGCACGGGAAATGCAAGCCACAACCCGTAGTTTGATGCCTCCAATACTTGCTGGCGCTGTAACCTTTGGCTTTTTTGGCATCATGGTGATGATGTTTGTTGGTCAAGTAGACAGCAACAACCCTGCAATTTTGATGATGCTTGGAAGTTTGGGTACAGCATGGACAGGCATCATTGCTTACTATTTTGGATCGTCTGCTGGATCACAAGCCAAGACTGATTTACTTTCTAAAACAGGACCAGTGAAATGAAAGAAAACTTTGAAGCAGCATTGAAAGCCATCTTGCATCATGAAGGTGGTTTTGTTAACCATCCAAAAGACCCCGGTGGCATGACCAATCTAGGCGTGACCAAAAAAGTATGGGAAGAATGGGTCGGACATGAAGTAGATGAAAAAACAATGCGTGGTCTTACGCCTGAGATTGTTGGGCCAATGTATAAGGTCAAGTATTGGGACAAAATTAAAGGCGATGACTTGCCATCAGGTGTGGACTATGTTGTATTTGATGCTGCCGTTAACAGTGGGCCGGGAAGGGCCGCAAAGTGGCTACAAGCCTGTGTAGGTGTTGAACCTGATGGCGGCATAGGCCCAAAGACATTAGCGGCTGTAAACGCTTTTGATGCAAGCCAGTTAGTTGAAGATTACGCAAAACGCCGCTTGTCATTTTTAATGGACTTGCAGACATGGGACACCTTTGGCAAAGGTTGGGGCCGAAGGGTTGCGGAAGTTCAAAAAACTGGCTTGGACATGGCTTAATCTTTGTATTTAAGCTAATACATCAAGACTCTTTTACAAATACGCCATTTTTGTTCATAAAACCTTTGCGTGGCTCTATGACTTTGAAGGCGTTGTAAAAACATTGGCGAACATCAAGGTCACACAACACACCTACGTTAACCAAAGTCACCATGACATCTCCGATAGCATCAGCAATCTCTGCTTTGTCATCCTTGGCAATAGCAACAAGCAGTTCACAGGCTTCTTCAACTGTCTTGCTGGCTTGGCCTAGTGCTGTTCCGTTTTCGTAAATACCTCTAGCTTTTGCCCACTCCATGACTTGGAACTCGGTCATGCCAAACGATTGTGTTTCTTTCATTGGTTGATTCCTCCATCAGCTTTCCAAAAAACCCAAGAAAGTATTGACGTTTTGATAATGGTTTGGTGTAGTTTGCTTTTGTAATTGCAAGCATCTGATTTCATAAATGCTTCAATTTGGGGCATAATTTCTTCACATTCTTCATGCACTCTTGCCTCAGTCAATGATGCAAAAATTTGACCATCATCTGTTTGATATGCTTCAATTGTTTTCATACTGTCCACTCTCTTTCGTTACGATTACTGTTTGATTTAACTGTCTTGCCTGTTAAGAACACCATGCCCATAGATTTCATTTCATTCATTCGCCGAGCAACTTGATTGCCATCAAGACCAGTTAGCCTAGCAATGCCATCCTTGCCAAGTGGCCCATGTTCTTTCAAGCATTCGCAAATAACATTCCAATGTTTTGCAGTCATGTCTTTGACCGAATCTGCCGCCTCAAACGATGTGATTGGGTCATCTGCCCGAACCCTTGGGAAAAGGTCTAAAGGATGTCCGCCAAAAAAATCTTTGAATTTCATGTTTTGTCCTAAGTTATGAAGGTTAGCAACCTTATTAGATGCCAATAACATTGCTAACTTAATTAAGGTGGGCCTTACTCGCTGCACTGGTGTCTCTCTGTAGTCTCAGGCAGCTTTCCCCAATAACCAGCATTCGCTTTCAGGCCCGTTAATCAAAATGGAATGTCATCATCTATGTCATCAAAACCGCTTGGTGGCTTTTGCTTTGATGTTTGCTGACTCTGTGGTGCTTCTTGACGCTGTGGCGCATGACCGCTTTCACGCTTTCCACCTTGCAAAGCAACATCGTTGACGCGAACGTCTGTGCTGAACTTTTCAACACCATTTTTGTCAGTGTATTTACGTTGGCTTACGCTACCTGTAATGGTCACAGCTTGACCTTTGACAAGGTACTGTGCCAATGATTCAGCACGTTTTCCAAACAATTGGCAATTCCACCAGATAGCGTCTTTGTCTTTTCCTTGACTGTCGGCAATGGAAAAGTTTGCTACAGGATCGCCATTAGGCAAAAACCGAACTTCAGCGTCACGACCAAGCTGACCAGCGACTGTCAAATTATTCATAGATTTCCTTCATGCTCTTGCGAGATTTGCTTGATGATTTGTTGATAAAACACGTTTGCCTCCTCTACCTTCTTTTTTATTTTGTCTTCAAGCGCCTTGTCACGCTTGTAAAAAACTCTTGTAACCCTGAGTTCGGGTGCAATGTGGTCAACATTGTGAATGGCTGGATTTTCGTAACCGATCAAATGCTCTGGTGTAGACACCAAGCAATAGTCGATCTCAAATTCATCCATGTCCCACAACATCATGTATGCCCTGCCCTGCCATTCATAGGTTTTATCTTCACCTTGATAAGACAAAACAGGGAAAGTAGACAGCGACCACGATGATTTAATGTCGTGAATTTTGTTGTCGCCAACAATGTCGCACTCACCAGTAATCCAATCATTAGTTTTGCGTTCAGTGTTCTTAACAAAGTTTTTGAACAGCACAGAGTTAAGCAGTTCAATAGATTGATCTTCAACCTCAATACCCTTAGTCATGTATTTTGAGGTGATGATTTCGTCATAGCCGTAGATGAACTCTTTGGCCTGTTTAATGATGGCTGTCTTAGCACCAACAGACAAAGTTTCAACTGAACCTTTGCCATCAGTCATAATTTCTGCAAGGGATGATGCGCGGAATTTAAGCATTTGCCAAAGCCTGAGTAAGTGCTGACTCTTGTTCTGCTGTCAAAGTAAAAGTGTCGCGCAATTTTTCTACTGTGTAAGTTTTTGCAAGTATTGTTTGCACAGCAGCATCAAATCGTTTGTTTGACAGAACTGGTTTAGCTGATTTTTCTGGCTCAGATGCTCGTTTTCCATCATCGTCTTCAGGTGCAAGACCGCAAGATGCCATCAAGGAATAGCGTCTAGCGTAAGTCAACGCAGAACCAAAGCCTTGTGCGTCTTTTTTGCTAAAAGGTACAAACAGTTTGCCGCCTGACATTTGTTCACCAGAAGCATGAAGAAAAATAGTCTCAACAATCACGCCATCAGGTGATTCGTGCGTTTGCTGGACAACAGCAATGTCGTTTTTGTGAAACGCATCAATTACAGCGTCAAAGCAAGAGCCAAGATCGGCATATTTGTTTTGATGTGATTTGGCGTTTTTGATTGCAGGGCCAAAGGCTTGTTGCGCTTTGACAAAAGAAGATGAAATTTGTTTCATGTGATTAAGTTGCTTGTTGAGCCTCAATCTTATGACGCATCAACAAAAAAAACACTAGGGGAAACCCTGATAGACAAACAGGTCAACAATGATAACCTTGCCAGCATGACTACACCAGACCACTACGAAACCATTGCCGCGCAGGAGCTTTGCGTCACTGCAATTCAGTCTATAAAGCAATACACTTTTGACCCCGGCGACTTTGAGGCAGCTACCGTTGCTCTTTTTGCTCGCGCTATTGAACTCACCACAAAGAAGGAAATCAGCCTGTGTTACCAGCAAAACTCTACTACCTCGAACAACTAAAAGATGGCCCTGTAAGCCATCGAATCATTATGAATAGGATGTCAACACGATTCCATGAATCACCAGCAGCCATCAAAGACGCTTTGGTGGCTGAAGGCTACATTGTCTGCGTCAAGAAAGTTTTGCAAGGCAACGGCAAGTACGCCTACCATCACCAGTTAACAGGCAAATCATTTGTTGCACAAAAGCAACAGCCAAAGGTTTTTGTTCAGGAATTTAAAAAGCAGACCGATGCTTGGGAGGATGGCACAGCCAAGTCAACAGGCAATGCTTTTAACTGGCGCAACAAAGATCAAGCAATCTTTACAAAGCGTGAGGTGACAATCATGCAGCAGAACTACACGAACCATCCTCAGATCACTGTTTACAGTAGGGCTTGAGTGGTGGTATAGTATTTGAAACCCGGCTACCGAGGAAGTCATGAGCCTCGGGAAAAGTGAACTCCCCACCTGCCGTGCGTTTCTTTCAGGGAGATTTGCGGAGTTGCTTTAATGCACTATTACCAGTTTCACATTGGTGACTACAAAAGTCACACGCACCATCTTTCTCAAATGGAAGACTTGGCTTTTCGCCGACTTCTTGACCATTACTACCTTCATGAACAGCCAATTAAACAGCGGGACATTGCGCGTCAGATAGGCATGAGAGAGCATGAACAAGACGTTCTTACTGTCCTTAATGAGTTTTTTGTTTCAACTGAGAATGGGTTCATAAACCCAAGGGCTGACGATGAAATTGCCAAGTATCGCAAGTTCATTGAAGATGGAAAGCGTGGGGCTGCTAAGAGGTGGCTAAAGGGTGGTGATGGCGAGGCTAATAGCCCCCCTATTGCTACCCCAATAGCAACCATTAACCAAGAACCAATAACCAATAACCATAAACCAAAGAGAGAGAGCGCAACTGTCGTTGCTTGCCCCCCTGATGTTGGTTTACAAGAATGGGAAGATTGGTTGTCTCTCAGGAAAGCCAAGAAAGCACCTGTGACCGAAACCGTACTGAAGTCTGCAAGGAAAGAAGCAGAAAAGGCCGGCATTACCCTAAACGCATTTCTGACCATCTGGTGTGCAAGAGGTTCACAAGGGCTTGAGGCTTCTTGGTTACGGTCTGATGAAAAGCAGAACCAGACTGAGACTGTTTACCAGAGGTCAATGCGTTTGAAGATGCAAGAGGCCGTACCAAGCATTGCCAAACATGCACCATACCAAGACGCAAGCGATTTCTTTCGCACTATTGACATGGAATCTCAGAAAGCTATTGAGGTGAACAAATGAGCTTGCCTATGCCTTGGGTTGAAAGAATCTTTACTAAGCTGACCATGATCTATGGACGAGACTTTCTTGGTCGTTGGGAAGGTTTGGACATCGCTGAAGTTAAAGCTGATTGGTCACATGAGCTAGCTGGCTTTAAAGATCATCCTGACTCAATTGCTTATGCTTTGAAAAACATGCCTGACAGCGGTAAGCCGCCAACAGTTCTTGAGTTTCGTGCGATGTGCAGAAAAGCACCCGAGCCTACTTTGCCAATGTTGGAAAATAAACTAACAGCAGAGCAAATGGCTGCAAACAAAAAACGGATTGCTGAAATAATTGCAAGGGTAAAAAAATGACAAGAGTTTACGCACTCAAACGCCTACTTGAACACGGCGAACTGTCTAGCAAAGAGATTGAAGAAATTACCTGCTGGACAACAAAACAAGTGTGGGCCAGCATCCAGCGTCTTAAAAAAACATTAATTGTTCGCAGGTATCCAAAAAAGAAATGGGGTTTGGTTGAACTTTGGCCTATCTATGACACGCAAACAGATTGAAAACGCTGGCGACAGATACATGATTGAGTTGGGCGAAGCAAGAGTATTGCTTTGCACCTACCAAGTGACCAAGCAAAAAGTTCTGACTCAGGTCAGGATGGAATGGTTAGAGAAAAAATACGGCACGGGTTCTGTAGCAAGAATTCGTAATTACATGACAAGATTACAGAATGGAGAATTGGAATGAACACATGGCCCTTCCCCCCACCATCAGGCCCAACACCTTGGACACGCAAGCAAATTCGTGAATACGAAAAGCAAAAGCGTGATGACGCTGGAGACGCACCGCTATGACACCTTTAATAAAAGAAATGGTCAAGATGGTTTCAGTTTCTAATCTTGATCCAACAGAAATGCAATGGTTTGATGTAACGGGTGCAATCAAAAAATATATTGGTTATGACCAACGTAAATATTTATTGCATCCAGCCCCATACAAAAACATGATGTTATGCGGTCGCACAGAGCAGGGTGATTTCATGTTGTCGGTGTTAGCTGAGTCATCTGCTACTGTGGTAACGGGCTGGATTATAAAACCAACAGGATACAAAAGCCTTGGTTCTTTTCTTTTTGCCGAACACAATGGCGAACCAAAGGTTGGTGAAGTTGATAGGCCAATAGACCGTCAAGACCAATCAATGATGTGTGCAATTGTGACAATGTTCTACGCATCGCTTGACATGAAAGTTCAAGCGTATGTACCAACACCACACAAAGCCAACGCAAGCCGCAGCAAACGTGGATTAAAGCCACTTTACGAATGGCATACGGTAGTTATTGAACCATCACAATCAAAACAAGAGTATCAAGGCGGTACACACGCAAGTCCAAAAAGGCATCAAGCCAGAGGTCATTGGCGCACTTACAAATCAGGTAAGCGTGGATGGGTTAAAGAATGTTGGCGTGGTGATGCCAGCAAAGGTACGGTATTTAAAGACTACAAAATAAAGGAGCAAGATGAGATACGCTGCTCGCGTGGATGAAAACCAAGCTGAAATAGTGAAGGTTCTTAGGGATGCAGGTTGTTACGTTTGGGTGATCGGTCTGCCAGTTGACCTTTTGGTTGGCTACAAGAACCACACATTTCTTATGGAACTGAAAAGTGGCCCTACAAAGCGTTTAACGAGCCTACAGCAAGATTTTTTTGCAAAGTGGTGTGGTGGTACTCTGTGCAGGGTTGACAGCCCTGAAGCGGCTTTAAGAGCCATTGGGGTTATATGACACCCGACATGAAAAGCCGTGAGCAAGAAAAGCTGTATCACAGCATCATTGGTCAGATTGCCAAGCAAGCAACATTGCACGGTAGCCGCTGGAACGCTGAGAGCTTTAAGCGATTCCTCATTGACCAATGGGCGCATGAAAGCGGTGAAATGTCTAGCATTAGCAAGGTCATGCCAAGCATTGACGGTGAACGTGTTGTACAGCTAGGCCATCAAAGCAGACGGTTTACCAAAGAGCAAGCCATCAGTTTTACCGAGTGGTTGCTGTATTGGGCCAACACTAATGGAGTCACGATTGATGATGTTCCCAAAACATAACTACGTTCGTAGCAAGAAGTTGCTGGAAAACGCTAGGCTTATCCCTTGCCAGCGTTGCGGTGCTGAGGATGGCACTGTTGTTGCAGCGCACACAAATTGGGGTAGCGGCAAGGGTCGTGGAATCAAAGCTGATGACAACATGATTGCAAGCCTTTGCTATGAATGCCACATGATGATTGACCAAGGAAAAGATTTGCCTTGGTACGAGCGCCAAGAAAAATGGTCACTTGCTCATTACAAGACAGTAAAGAAGTTGGTGCTACTTGGATTATGGCCTGACGATGTGCCTATACCTAAGGGTTTATCCGGATGTGCAAAAGATTGGCTTTCCTGATAATAGAGCCATCAGCAACAAGATAGGACAGAAATGAACTACGCAGCCATTGCAGCGGCTATGAGAGCCGAAATAGAAGACAGCAAGAAACTGTATATGCCTAATAGCCCCGGCGCATTTGTGCGTGACAGGCTATTTAAGGATTGCTTGTGGGAAGAAGCCGCTTTTTTTTGGAGTTGCTATTGCGCTCGTAGCTTTAAAGACCCCGGCTTAGACAACCTTTACGTCCAACTTGAAGAACTTGCGGCAAACGAGAAGTTTCCCGATTGGGGAACAAAAGGAACATGATGAATAACACGATTGAATACATCAAAACATTGTTCGCGCCACCAAGCGCAGAGAATCTTGCGCTGCGTGAGCTTGAAGAATCAAAGCGTGAACTGCTGAAGTCACAGGCTCATCAGGAGTACACAGCCAAGATGGTCGAATACCACCAAGGCAAGATCGTTCGCTTGAGCAAGTTCCTTAAAGCGTCCATGAAAGAACAAGACAAGGAGACAGCATGATCTGCGACCAATGCGAAACAGTAGCGCACTGCACAAAACATGGCTGTGTGCCGAAGCAGCCAGCACTTGTGTCAAAAGACGAAGCACTCGACTTGGCGCTGGAGGCGTTGGAGAACAGCGTTGATCTTGTGCGTGAAGACGCTTACAACGCAGAAAAACTTTATGGCAACTACCCATCACGGCAAGGCAAAGTTGCTGGCTTGAAAGTATTGGCTGACGATCACGAGAAAGCCATCACCGCCATCAAGCAAGCCCGTGCCCTCGACAAGAAGGCAGAGAACGCCAGAGAGTTGGGGCTGGACTATGAGCCTGTGGCGTATATCCGAGTGAGCAAGACAGGCCATGTTATGGCTTGCGCTCAAACGGGCGACTTCTATGCGCTTGCACACGGCACAAAGCTCTACACCACCCCACCCGCACAGCCAGCACCTGCGCCAGAGGGCCGAGACTGGTCTTTGCTTGAAGCCACGCAGGAATCGCTGCGGGAGCATATGTCTGAGATCAAGCGACTGAAAGCAGCACAGCCAGCCGTGCCTGATGCCATTGGCCCAAATGAAGACGAACTACCTGCATATGTGGCAGGGTGGAACGATTGCCGCCAAGCAATGCTGGAGATGATGAAATGACTGAATGCCAACACCGTTGGGAGCCCGTCGAGGGCCAGCCCATTTACAAATGCGCCCGGTGCGGTGCTTTTATGAGGATTATCAAATGACAAGGCCAGATAGTCCTTGCATAGCAGTCTGTACGACTCTTTATGACACGGTTTGTAAAGGTTGTGGCAGAACCTACATGGAAGTTGCTGTGTGGAACTCTATGTCTCAAATAGAAAAAGAAGAAATTTGGCAACGCATAGACAAAGAAGCAACAGCTTGGCGGTACAACACTTACAAGGATAGAGTTAAATGAGAAAGCAGTGCAAAAGGAAGGTTTACCAGTTGATTGATCCAATAGCACACGCCATCGCTGGCGCTTGCATTACAACAAAAGATCAGCGTGATGAATTAAGCAAAAAAGAATTGGCCGCAATTGAAGCTATGCGAACGGGCAAAGGGACAATTGAAACTTGGCAAGAGTTAGTTGATATGAATAACGTTTGTCAGATTGTTGCAAGAAATCTTATTGGTCCAGAAGCACTGGTTGATTGCATGATGGCAGAGCTAGAGCTTAAAGCCGCTACCAAACGCTATGAAAAAACAGGAAAAATGCTGTTAACTGGCGTTGGGTTAAAGTCAATCATTGAAGTTCAAGAGTGGCACGACAAGCAAAGAAGGTCAATCAGTCGGTCAGAATACGAGCGCATGATTGAAAAAACCCGCAACAAATTGCGCTCTCGCTCAAAAGACGTTACGGTTATACAATGACAACAGGAGAATCCACCATGAAATTCAGCGTAAAAGAAGCACAAGAAAACATCATTGGCGACTTTGCCATGTGCCTTCTAAACTCGGTCACAGCAGCCCACATTCACCACTTTGGCACGGATAGCTATGCTCAACACATGGCCCTTGCTGAGTTCTACGAAGGCATTGAAGACTTGGCTGACAAATTCATTGAAGCCTACCAAGGCAAAAAGTCGAAAATATTTTTCGCGGAAAAGGCACTTTTTCTGGGGGAAAATGGTCTAGAGCTAGTTCTGTACGTTGGCAAAGAAATTGCCAGATACCGCGAGATGCCCGGATTCCCTCAAGATAGCGACCTGCAAAACATCGTTGATGAACTGTCCGATCAAGTCGCATCTACCCTTTACAAACTCAGATTCCTAAAATAATGCCACTCACAAAGAATCAAGCAGGTTGGTATTGGGGTTCGCAAGGGCCATTCGATACAAAAGCAAAAGCATTGGCAGTTGCTAGGGCTGCTTACGCTTCTGGCTACAAAGCACAGAGCAAAGATGTGATTTGCTACAGAATTGACGAAAGTTCTTGGAAACCACCGTCATATCTGGTGAAAAAATTTGAGATAGTTTGAAAAAGTTTTTTTGGTTTTGCCATGTTTTCGGAACGGGAAACATTTTGCCTAGTCCAACTAGGCATTTTTTTTCTTCCAAATTTTTTTTCCGAAATGCGTAGTTGGCTTTTAGACTTTTCTGGCCCTTATTAAGCCCTTGGTTATATAAGCCAAAGGCCATGTATGTAAGCACTCACTTCGCATCAGGGTAAACCCCTACTACGTAGGGGAAAACCCCTAAGGGTAAACCCTCGGTTTATCTGGTAGCAGCAGCACAGGCAGACCAGCAGCAGACCACAGACCAGACAAGACCACCACAGCAGCCCATACAAGGCCCACAGCAGCTTGTTTTTATGCTGCCTGTAGGGTAGTGGCTTGACACTCTAAAAATGCCTTATAGACCCTTATATCAAGAAGTGAGCACTCACTTACATAGCAAGCCCAAAAAAACCCGGAAAGAATCCGGGTATTCTTGGGTTTATTAAGTCAAAACCCAAAAGTCATCTCGATGCACTTCTCTTGGCTCTTGATCTTCTGGCCCATTTAAAAGAAAAACATCCAGTAAACCACATCCCAATATAGTATCAACAATATAAAGCTGCACAGGCTGGCCTGTATCGTCAAGGCAAACCCCTACAGAGTTAATGCAGATTTCTTTTGGCATTTTGTAATCTGCCTTCTCTTGTAATTCAATATCTAATTCGGAAAAGTAACTCATTTGGAAATCTCCTCATTAAAAACTGGTGTCCACCCATAACAAACCATTTTTTCAATGGCTTTGAATTGTGATGGTGAAATCTCAATCAGTTTTGTTTTGCCTTGTGGTGTTTTAATCTGTAATTGAATCTTTCCATTCATCAATGGCTGATTAACAGGAAAAGGCACAACCCGTAAAAACTCATGTTCAATATCTGTAAATATCATTTTTAAATCTCCTATTAATGCAACTCATAAGACACAGGCACAGCAGACCAGCAGACCCTGCACTCTCTGCACTCTCCACCTTGTGATGGTGCTTTACAAGCTTCTCCTACAGGGTTTTTAGTATGGACATTAGACACAGTAATATTCTTAATCCCTTGAAGGCTTGAAGGCACTTTTACTGGTTGATCAGGATACATAGCAGATAACCGAATGATCAGATTATCAGGAAGGCTTCCATATTTAGAGATATATTCTTTAACCATTGCATATTCTCTAGTAGGTAACCAGTGCATGGTGTCTGGTGTCTCTGCTGCTACCTGTGCTATTTTCTCCAAATGCCACAGACCCTGCAGGTCTCCACTGTCGTGCCATCTGAAGAAAGCATCAGCACCTATTAAAGCCACCATAGAAGACACCCAATACTCACTAGAGAGAGAATCTAATCTAGCGTGCTGTGCTGGTTGTATGGTGTTTTGATACATAGAGTAGAAGCCCTTATCTGCATAGCAAGTGCTGCAAATGCTGCCTTTAATCTGTGCCATCTTGAAGCCTGTCTTGCATGCCAGTGTAGGCAGAGAATAAGACTTACAAGGCATCTTAGAAGTCTGAGTTAATCCACCATTGATAGTAGATGCTACTTTTTTGAGCATGAATATTTTTTGCATTTTGTTTTCTCTTGTCTTTGGTTGATTAATAAAAAAGGGCATCAAGGCTATGGAGTGCAACAAAGCACAGCACTAAGCCCAAAAATACTGCAAAGCAGATATCAATTAATGTTTCTTTCATTTTGGTTTCTCCTTTAAATGGTTTCTGAATAAATATCTGACCATTCATCCATAAATGATGTGCAAGTATGGTCTACCACTGTTTCATCATCTTCAAGGCCAAAGGCAGACACCAAGGCCCATCCAATGACAGCATCTTTCTGTCTGATTCTTAGCTGTGCTTCTTCTACTGATTCAATGGCATCAATGATGGCCTTGTAACCAGTGCTTCTTTTGACCTGCCATTCCTCACCATCCCACACAGAGACAGTGCAGCCCATAGACAGGCAGTGCTTGATTAAGTGCTTGTAGGCTTTCATTTTGGTATCTCCTTATTTAACAGATGCATAGTTGTGCAGGGTCTTCACATAGTCCCTAAATGACTTGTGTGACTTAGCGTTTTGATACCAAGCCACCACCACAGTGCCTGACTTCTTGACACCTAAGAAGATGCCCTTGTTAGTCTTGTCTCCTGCATAGACCCATTGACCGGGCTGGATGTGCTTGTAGAAGGCATCAGGCATGGCCCATACGTTGAAAGCTGGTTGATATTTCATGGTGTTTTCTCCTTAAAGGTTTGAAGTTACAAAGGGGAATAGTTGCCAGCGTCATATTCCTTCAACACTGCTTCGCCAATGAGACCACCGGGAAACAAGATGGTTTCGATTCGGCCTGAGATGTGGCGCGATGCGTCTTTAAATGTGGCAACGATGTCAGTCAGTCCATATATGTCAGTTTTTTTCTGTTCAACAGTGATAAGCAGCACTTGTGGTGCGTCATAGGTGCGACCAGTGGTGAAATAAAAGGGTGCATAGCCGAAAGTTGACATTGAGAATCTCCTATAAAAAACAAAGGGGTCTCTATTTCACTATATATAAGGCAAGTTATCAACAAAAAACTATGCTTCTTTGTCTCTTTTCTACAAAGGCCCATAGAAGCCCTTTAAAGCCCTTTTAAGACGTTTTTGGCTTTGCCCATACTTACCCCTTAGAAAAAGTTATCCACACTGCTAGTGCTATCAATCCACAGATTTAAGTCTTATATAAGACTGAAAACCTGTGCATAACTCTGGCCCACATCTTGCACATCTGTGGATAACCTGGCCCTTTGTGGATAAAATGTGCATAATTTATAAATGCCTATGACACCACCCACACAGTGCAGCAGATACCACTGCAAAGCACCATCCATTAAAGGCAGTGCCTTTTGTGCAGAGCATTCACCACCTAAGACCACCACCCAAGACAGGCAGCGATTCAATGCCCATTACAAAACAGCAGCATGGGCAAGACAAAGAACAGCACAGTTATCTAAACAGCCACTGTGCCAAGCCTGTTTATTAAATAACCAGATAACTCAAGCAGAGCATATAGACCATCTATTCAAATGGTCTGCATTAGGTGAACAGGCATTCAAAATAAATATCTTTCAAAGCCTTTGTGAATCACATCATTCATTTAAATCTGGTCTTGAATTGAAAGGGATATTCAGACATTACACAGTCAATGGTGAAAAAGATTATTGCCTGTCTGATTATCACTATGTAATTACTTCTATCTAGTATCCACCGTCATCCTGTGCATCTATACAGCACACGCCAAATTATGTAATGCTTGGGTTTGCAATACAGCATCATCAAGCCACGCCATGCCTTAAAAAGCAGTACCCATGCAGTATCAAGTGACAGATTAGAAACTAAAAGTGTCGCTTTTGGCGTAGGAG